CCTTTTGACTTCTGGCAAGGTGCAAACTTCAAGTTGAAGATTGTGAAGAAGGATGGGTTCTGGAACTATGATAAGTCTGAGTTTGATAAGGTAGTGCCTTTGATAGATGATGACGATGCATTGGAAGCAATATGGAAGAAAGAGTATTCACTCTCTGCCATCACTGCCCCTGATCAGTTCAAATCTTATGAAGATTTGGAGAGACGTTTGAAAACTGTACTAGGACAAAAACCAGTTCAGTCTCCTAGATTAGATGAAGAAGTTGTTGCTGAAGCTGAAGAACCAGTTGCAGTTGCTGCTCCTGTTTCATCTTCTAGTGATGAAGATGATGCTCTTAGTTACTTTCAAAAGTTAGCTGACTCTTGAGATATAATCAACTCTGCTTGACCCTCTTGGTCATAGCAGCATATATCAATCTACTCAAGTAGATTTATGAATACAGTTTAATATTTTCTCCTCTCTTCAAGGTGTCACTCACATACTGAGTGCCACCTTTTTTATATGGCATGTTCTTATCCATGTCATTCTGAATCACATTTAAGTATTGTGATTTAAGTAGATATATATTTCTCTTATCATCCTCTCTACTGGATTCATAATCATAGTTAGTCACAGATTGTAACATGTTTGCTGCAGGTATGGTGTCATATGAATTGCCATCATAATACTCATAGTAATATGCATTACCAGTTCCCACTGCTCCCTCTACAGTGAAGATGACTTCTTCTGTTCCTTCTATCTCTGGTAACTTAATATCTGGTATTGCTGGTAGATCATATGTAAATTTAATTACCACACCATCCACACTGTAGATAGATGTGATAGGGAATCTTCCATTAAAAACATCACTAGATACATTTTTAATGAGAACTTCTGACCCCACTGTTAAATTTTTAATACCATTATACATGGTGACTGTGGCCACCTTTGCATCATTACCAGAAATTTGATTGACTTTGGTATTGGTTGCTTGGATAAAGTTACCATTAGTCCTCCACTTGTTAGGAGTTTTTAATCCACCAGGTAATACCACACCACCTTTAGAATCTTTAATTTCTTTTGTTTCATGGTGATGAATACCAGAATATAATTTCTCATAAGTGCCATACTTTTCTAACATTGTTTCATCAAAAGCCTTTTGAGGTAATGGCCACTCACTTTGTATATTGGTTATGTTATTAGAAAGTAATACCACCCAATCTAATGTAGGGTCATCATAGTATTCTGCAGCCACAGTATCAGGTCTATCATCACCTCTAACCACATACTTTTCAAAGTAAGTTAGATTTTGTATGATATCAGGACGTAACTGTCCACGCTTAAAAAGATTTTTTACAGTGATAAAGTTAGATATGTCATGTGCAGGAGCATTACGATTGACATATTCAAAGTCTGGTACTTGTCTGAAATAAGAATTTGTCATAGTTAGAATCCTGTTCCCTCTTTGCCTTCATCATCATTCCAGAAATCATCATTATATATTGGAGTCATCTCTAAGAACCCTAGTGACACTTGATAGGATGTCATTGATCCATCACCTCTTCCACCATCATCTTCATAGGTGCTATAGGAACCATCTGGAGTGTAGTCCACTGTAAATTGATTCAGGGCACATATCTTTATATTATTTAAGAATGGATGAGAGTCTCCATTCTTATATGTATATTTAAGTTTCCAAACATTAGGACTCTTCAAAAAGATTCTACTTGTAGATCTCTTAGGAGCCATTTGTTTTTTAAAGAATCTAATGATTTGTTTTATTTTATCTGCTTCCTTTGGTTCTCTAGGTGTGAACCTGTAATTATAATTAAATGATCTTAGATTAGGTCCATTAAATAATACTTCTAGGTTATTGTTTATTGTCAATCCTGTAGATCTTCCTATAAGATTTGCTCCTATTGCTTGCTGTGCAAAGAAAGCTTTAATTAATTCTGGAGACAAACCAGCAGCCACTGCTTTACCTGTATCTACTGATTTTTGCAATAGCCCTGTGAGATCAAAACCTCCTCCAGATATAGCTTTAGCTGCAGTCTCTATGCCTTCAGTAGCAAGATTAGCTCCTGCCATTTGAAGAGGATTTAATTCATTGTTACCCCAACCAACACTATTTGATTCTGAAATACCTGGTTGCATGGGTAGACTTATCACACCCCTTCTCTTTTTAATTCTTTTGTCTATGTCTGTTAGTTTAAATAAATTTGAAGTTTCTCCAAAATCACCTTGTTGATAATCATAACAAGTTATCTTGAGAAAATCAAAGTTGCCAGTGTCCTTTTGATTAATTGGATATCTTGCAATGAAAAATCCCTCTGGGTCTTTAGGAATATCAACATTAGCAGTAGCACTTGAAACTAATTCATTAGCAGATGGTATACGCACTAACTTTGGTTTTGAACGATTGTATTTAATATCTGTTGTGTCTTCAAATAAATCAAGAGCTGCATCAGCTTCTTTAGTTAAGTTTGTAAAATTTTGTTTATCCCTTAAAAAATTCTTAGCATCTTGAGCTCCATTAGTTGTCCACTTACCATTTTTATAGAATAATTTTCCTACTTTTAATCCAGATAATTTTTTATCAGCAGTCGCAGTAATTTCATCTTCATTCATAACTAATGTCCAGGTTTGCGTAGGCTCTTTTCTATTTTGAAAAATAGTAGTTACAGTAGGCCCATCTGTTTTATGAGTCATGAATATCTTTTTAGTTATTTAGTCTTAAAATTTGCATAAGGTAATGATCTTAAGTAATCTATCTCATCATTCTGTATCACATGTAGATATCCTACAACCTCATTCCATGTATAGTTTCTTGATGTACCCCAGTGAAAGTTGATACCTTGGAATCCCCAACTCTCCACAAAGGTAACAGCAACTAGAGGGAACTGATCATAAACACCAGGAGTTTTTGCATTATATACAAAGGTATAATAGTTACCTGCATCAGGAATGATCTCTGTCTGGGAGAACACCTCCATGATATTCATCATAATGTCATCAGCATCATTTAGTTCTTCAACTTTTTCTTGAAGTTCTTCTGTTCTTTCTGACATTATTTAATACCTAATTCATCTTCTGTGATAAGTTTAAATTCAATTCTTCTATCCTTGCAAAACTCATTTGCTGCCTTCCACTTTGCTTGGTTGACTGCATATGTTTCACACTCATAGATGTATGATTTAGTCACTTTAGATTTTTTCTTTGGAGGTTTAGTTTGCCTCTTTGGTTTCACTTCAATCACATAAGTCTTAATTCTACCATCATGTTCCTTCACTTTCATTAGAAAGTCTGGAAAATATTTGTGTGGTCTCTTATCTACAGGAGACATGTATGGAATACTTATCTCTTCAGAAGCCCATGCTATAATACTTTCAGTAAGATCACAGTATTTGCAGAATTTACGTTCCCAACTACTACGACATATGATATTATTTGGATTGCCTTTATATTTTTGAGGGTACTTTGGTGTGTACCAACTCTTAATACTCTCAGCCATCTCTTATACATAATATATAATCTAAAATATTTATAGATGGCAGGTGTTCGTCCAGAAAAATTAAGAGTAGATGATATAAAATCTAGGTTACTGAATGTAGCTCAGACCTCACAATATCGTTTGACTTTATCTGTGCCAGCAGCAGTTAGATCTAGAGTGCCTAACTTAGGTTCCCTTGATTTTGATAATGTTAACTTGTCTTGTTCAGAAGCTAATCTACCTGGTTCATCTCTAGCTACTCATGATGTCACTAATGATTATCATGGAGTCACTGAAAAGATGGCTTATAGAAGAATCTATGATGATGTTTTGGGGTTGACATTCTATGTGGACAGAGACTACAATGTAATTACATTGTTTGAAAGGTGGATTGATTACATAAGTGGGATAACAGATCCTCAAACTTATAAAAGTCCCTTCACTAATCAAAGAGTATCTTATCCTAAGACATATAAGAATGATATATTTGTAACTAAATTTGAAAGAGATCATCACTCTGATGAATCTACTATCAGGAAAAAGATATTAGAATATACTTTTGTTCAAGCTTTTCCTAGAGACATCACTGCTATTCCAGTTTCATATGAAGCTAGTCAAGTTTTAAAGTGTAATGTTTCTTTCTCCTTTATGAGATATGTGGTAGAGAAACTAGATGTAACTGGAAGTACAGTTGTTGCTTCATAAATAAACTACATTATAAAATATTATGCCATTACCAACCATTGTCACACCAACCTATGAACTTGAGTTGCCATCCACAGGAAAGAAAGTTAAGTACAGACCCTTCTTAGTTAAGGAGGAGAAGTTACTTGTCTTAGCACTAGAGTCAGAGGATACAAAACAAATCAGCACTGCTATTAGAACAGTCTTGAAAAATTGTATACAAACCAGAGGGATAAAGGTTGAGACACTTCCTACTTTTGATATAGAATATTTGTTTCTTAATATCAGAGGTAAGTCTGTGGGTGAGGAGATTGAAGTTAATCTTATTGCTCCTGATGATGAGGAGACTCAAGTGCCTGTGACTATTAACATAGATGACATTAAGATACAAAAGGATAAGTCTCATACCAATAAGATTAAGTTAGATAATGAATTGGTGATGGAGATGAAGTATCCCTCACTAGATGAGTTTGTTAAAAGTAATTTTGATTTTGATGATAAGATTGGAATGGATGAGTCATTTAATTTAATCTCATCATGCATCAGTAAAATTTATAATGAAGAAGAGGTATGGTCTGCTGCTGATTGCACTAAGAAAGAGATGACAGAGTTCTTAGAGCAGATGAATAGTATGCAATTCAAAGAAATTGAAACTTTCTTTACCACTATGCCTAAGTTATCTCATAGTGTGACCTTTACTAATCCAAAAACTAAGGTGGAAAGCACTGTAGTATTAGAAGGGTTATCATCTTTTTTCGCATAGGTATGGTGCATATGGATCTGGAGAACTATTATAAACTTAATTTCTCCTTGATGCAGTACCATAAATATTCATTAACTGA